GAATCGCTTTCGAGAGTTTTGCAATTCGCCCAGTGGTGGAGCCAGGGCGGAGAGTTGGTCGCCTTCACCCCGAATGCGTTCGCCATGAACACTGACCTGGCTGCGCGGCCGCTGAGTGGTGAGGACATCAACGCGGTGGTGAGCGCGTGGAAGGCTGGAGGTATCAGCCGACAAACGATGCTGGAGTGTTTGAAGCGTGGTGAAGTGCTTCCTGATGGGCGAACTGTGGCCCAGGAGCGGGAACTGATTCACGGGACATCAAGCAAATGAAGATCCTTGGATTTAACATTTCGATTTCGAGGGAACAGCCGACGGCGCAGGTGAAGAGTGTTGGCGCGTTGTCGTTGTGGCCTGGGGATGCGCCTGCGCGGACGGTGCTTTCGAATGGGTATCAGCAGGTGGTGTGGGTTTACCGGGCGGTGAATGCGTTGGCGGAGCAGGTGTCGAATATCCCGTTTCGATTTTCGAACGGAGATGGGGACGGAGACCGAGTGATTACGAGCGGACCGCTGGTGGATTTTTATGCGAGGCCGCATCCCCAGATCAATCGGTTCGAGTATTGGGAGCTGCGCGTGATCTGGCTGATGCTACGCGGTGAGTGTTTTCGTGTGCCGCGATTTGATTCGGCGGGGCGACTCAAATCCATCGTGCTGTTGGATCCTGCCAGGTTTGAGCACTTGATCGAGGACAACCAGTTGGTGGGTTGGCGGTATGTGGATCATAGCCGGAATACTCCGTTGTCGAGCCAAGTGTTTTTGCCGGAGGAAGTGTGGCACGAGAAGCTGCCGAACCCTTTTGATTTCTGGCGCGGGATGTCGCCGCTGGGCGTGGCTGCGACTGCGGCTGGGATGGACTACGCGGCGGCGCTGTTCATGAAGGGGATCATGGAGAACAACGGCGAAGCCGGGGCTGTGGTGCGGACGAGCGAGCAGCTCGATCCGGAGCAGCGCGAGCAGATTTTGGCGGCGCTGCGCGATCGCAAGCGTCGGGCCGGGACGGCGGATCAGCCAGTGTTTCTCTGGGGTGGAGCGGAGGTGGTGAAGCCAACGCTCTCGAGCAGCGACCTGCAGTTCCTGGAGAACCGGCGGTTCTCGCGGTCGGAGATTTGCGCGGCGTTTGGCGTGCCTGAGGAGGTGATCACGACTACGAGCAACGCGAAGTATGACGTGATGGCTGGGGCGCGGCTGAATTTCATTGAAAACCGCGTGATTCCGCTTTGCCGTCGTCTCGAAGCGGAGGAGGACGTTGTGGTGAAGAGCATCGAGCCTGCGGCGCGTGGGTGGTTCGATGTGGAGGATCATCCGCTACTGACGGAGTCGCGACGAGCGCGGCTGGCTGCGGCTCGTGCGGGTTTCGACATGGGGATTCCTTTCAACGATTTGAACCAGGCTTTTGATTTGGGCTTTCGGCCTCTGCCGTGGGGCAATCAGGGGTTTGTGCCTTCCGGGCTGCAGCCTGTGAGTGGAGCAGCGGAGGACAACCAGGGAAAGGCGTGACGTGAAAGAGATCGAGAACATGGTGCAACTGAGTGACGGGCGCAGCGGACTGCGGACGAGCGTGGAAGTGAAGGCTTCCGAGGCGGCGTACGGGGGGAGCGGGCCGGTGCTCGACTTCGTTGCGAGCAGCGCGACGCTGGATCGTTACCACGAGATCATCGAGCCGGACGGATGGCGGCTGGATTCTTACAAGCGCAATCCTGTTTTCCAGAACGCGCACCAGTATGGGGATGTGATTTTCACTCTTGGCAAGGCGGTGGTTACTGAGGTGCGCGGGGAACATTTGTTTCAGCGGATCGAGTTTGCAACGGAGGTGAACCCGATGGCGCGGATCGCTTACGGGCTTTATCGGGGCGGGTTCCTCCGGGCTGTGTCTGTTGGGTTCGTGCCGTTGCGTTGGGAGAACGGCGGAGCGGAGTCGGAGTTTCGGCGGAAGTATCTCGAGCAGGAGCTGCTGGAGCTTTCGGCTGTGGCGATTCCTGCCAACCCCGACGCGTTGGTGCTTGGGATGAAGGCGGGGGCGGTCACCAAGGGTGACATCAGCGATTTGCTGGACGTGCTGAATGCGGCGCGTGGGCCGGGCCGCGCTGGTGATGGGCTTTTGAATTTCGCACGCGAATTGCATCGCATCATGCGTGCATGACTAACCAGGCCGGTGCGCGTGCAGCCGGTCAAAATAGGAACGAGGTGAACGTGAGTGAACAAACGGCGGAGATGCAGAATCTCCTGAACGAAATACAGACGGGCTGGGGTGCTGTGCGTGGCGTGCCCGGCGAGGTGAAGACGTTGCGGGAAGGCCTGGACAAGTTGGGCACTGACCTGAAGGACATGCGGCGCGGATTGCTGGGCCGGGCGGGCCCGGGCGCGGCGCGTGTGTGTGGTGGTGTGTCTGATGATTGCGCGCGGCACTTGGCTGCGACGTTCATCGCGCACTGTGAGCGAAGCGACAAGCTGGAGGCCCTGTGCGGCGCGGTCAGCCAGAGGGACGCGTTGATTACTTCGGCGCGTGACATCCTTGGGCTGAGCACCAGGGCGGCGCTCACGACCGGGGATATTCCGCTGCCGGCGCACTACAGCGGACAGATCAAGGAATTGATTTCGGACTTTGGTGTGGTGCGGCGGAGAATGTCGCCTTACCCGATTGGGATGGGGACGTCTCGCCCTCCTCGCATGGGCACCAGGCCCGCGTTTGGATCCATCGCGATGTCGCAGGCGTTTCCTGAGAAGTCGCCGACCATCAACTTCGCCAGCCTGGAGTCGCACAAGCTGGGCGGCATTGTGCGCCTGCCGCGCGAGATCGATGAGCAGAGCATCGTGGCCATGGGGCAGTTCCTGGCGCGATATGGCGCAGTGGAGTTTGCGCGGGCGGAGGACACGTGGGGGTTTCTGGCCGATGGGACTTCGATGTTCGAGCAGGTCAAAGGTGTGGTGCAGGTGGCGCGTGATGGGAACAAGGTGCTGACACTGGCGAACACCAAGACCAAGCCGAGCGACGCGACGCTGGATGACTTCCGGCTGCTGCGCACCAAAGTAAACAAGGCGGCGCTGAACGGGCGCTTGTCTGCGTATTACCTGGACAGCACTTGGGAGACGCGGCTGCCGGCATTTCGGACTGCGGCGGAGCCGAACGTTTACCAGCGGCTGCCGGATGGGTCCGCGATCCTGGACGGCTACCCGATCGTGTGGACGGATGTGCTGGAGCCTTACGGGACGGCTGCGGCTGCGGACAAGCCGCTGTGCGTGTTTGGTGCGCTGTCGTTCTGGTGGTTCGGTGAGCATGGGAGCCCGCGGATCGATACGAGTGAGCATGTGTGGTTCGTGAACGACCAGCTCGCGGTGCGGTTCATCGAGGAGATCGACTTCGATTATGCGGCGTCGGATGCGACGGCTGCGATGCTGACTGCTGCGGCATAAGCGAGCGGGTGACGGGCCGGGGCGGCGGTGCTCCGGCCTGCACCCGGCACCCATTTCCAAAAATGCTAACTCAACTTTCCAAGGTGCGTGATCGGGTCGGTTTGACTGAGCTGGAGGTGCAGTGGGATGGGCTGCTGAACAACGGCATCAAGGCGGTGAGCGCGCGGTTTGATCGGCATTGCAACCGGACACTGGCGCGAACGGTGAATGCAGCGTTTGAGTTTCCTCTGCGCGACAGCGAGCTGCTTGTGCCGTGCTATCCGATTGAGAGCGTCACGAAGTTTGAAACCAAGGAGAGCGAGAGCGGGGGCTGGGTGGAGGACGCCGGGGTTGAACACCTGGTGCGTGGGCGGTGTGTTATCAGTGTGACGGCGGGGCTGGGGGGTGGTGCGGCTGGATTGGGGCGCGTGACTTACACGGGCGGGTATGTCTTGCCGGGGAGCGTGCCGGGACCTGGGCAGGCTGCGCTGCCTGCGGAGATCGAGGATGCGGCGATCGAGCAGGTGGCGTTCTGGTTTCGTAACCGGGACAAGCTCGGCTTGATCCGGCACTGGCCAAAGGACGGGGTTTACATGGTGTTCGAGCAGTTGCCGCTGATGAGGCAAGTGATCGATGCGCTGCGGCCGCATCGGCGGTGGTGTGTTTGAGCACGCAAGTGCGCCTAATCATGAACATGAATACAACTGAGCTACTGCGAAATGTGGACCATGCGGCTGCGATGGATGATCGCTGGATGTTTGTGGCGAGCCTGATGGTGTTCGGTGCCTTTGCGGCGTTCGTGATGAAATATTTCGTTCGGCAGCACGAGCGGCTGATCGAGGACCATAAGCAGGCGAGGGACTCTTACACTGTGAGCTTGCGCGGGGTTGTGGCAGAGCAGAGTGCGGCGAACGCCAAGCTCATCGTCTGCCTGGACAACAACACAAGAGTTCTGGAGGAGTGCCGCGACGAGCTGCGCTCAGTCCGGATGGAAAGGAACCGATAGTGAAAGCGACTGAAAAATGGATGTGGGGTGCAGTGATTGGGGCGATGCTGGCACTGCTGGTGGCGTGTGTGAGCGGGTGCGCGACACTGGACCGGGCGGCTTACCGACAGGAGGTGGCCTGGACGAATGCACCGG